CGCGTCAGCTTGTTGCGAAAACACGAAAGTTATTCGTTTCTCATAATACACATAATGGTTTCGGAGGACCGACCGGACCTTTGTGCAAAGGACTTGCGTTAGTGGGATCTTAATTACCATAATGGCGTTTAGTGTGTATGTTAGGAAAAGGAATCTGGGAGAGATCCGTCCGCTCTGAATTTTGTGTAACCGGAGCACTCTGGAGCGCCTTGCGGATTTGCGGACATCTCGGAATCGCAGGCTGAGGAGTGACAAAGGATTCCACCATTCTCGATAGCGTCCGTCAATATCTTTCTCCGGATGGACAGAGCGTCCCAGAAGTCCGGAGCAGGTTGGCCGAACGTGATGATCCACCGGATCAAGCGGAACCCCACGGGAGGGCAGACCTTGTGGACGCTACCGCAACACACACACTTTGTGCAACAATTAAATTCACACGGAAATTCTCACATCTGAAAGACCTTCAACCCTGCGGGGCTCCACTCCAGAAACTTCTGTTCCAGATCGAACGGGGGCAGAACGAGGTTAACGTCGCGCCCGTCGATGTGATAATCCTCACCCCCTCGACCGGCATTCGATCTCATGATATGGAGGCTAGTCGCGAGGAGCAGGGAACCCTCCGGAATGAGCGAGAGGATCGAGAGGATCTTCCGATTGCTCAGATGAATGAAGACCGCACGGGCAATGTAAATGTCCGCTTCTGGCAGGATGCTCAGGAGGGAGGCATCCGCGATCACGAACGAGGCAGGGTATTCTGAACTCCAGTCTTTCCATTTAGGTCTTTCATGGAGATCAATTCCCACGTAACTGGAGCAGGGAGGGAAACCCCTGTCATGCCATATCAGATCTCCACAACCGATTTCCACGATCCTTGGAAATCTTCTCCCTTTGTTGTTTATCTTCCAGTGATGGATAACATCCCGAAGTCTCTTTGTGTCTCTGTTAGTATGCGCCGGAAGTGAACCGCCTCCGCAGACGCTTCCCGTCAGTTCACCTCCATGCCATCCGTTTTCAAACTCGTTTTTATATTCTGTCATAACAAATCCATAATAGCATCGGGAGATCGTTCTTGCAAGTAGTCAGCTATCCGCTGGAGCGTCTCTGGATCGAGTTGATCTTTCACGAGTCGAAACACGCTCCATCCCATCAATCCAGCTTCGAGATACTTCTCGGCATCTTTAATAAACCCCTCGGCCCGATTGTGCCGCCCGTTCACATGGATGCCTCCCTCGATCTCGATCAGGGAGCGCGATTCGATGTGAGCGAAGTCCGCTCGCCATTGACGGACGGGGTGGAATCGGAACTCCTCTTCGAGGTCCGGACCATCGACGGTCCCCCAGATGCGTTTGAAACGCTTCTCTAAGGAAGATGAAGTTCTTTCATTTTTAGACATGCCGGCAAAGAAAAAGATCACAAAGAAAGCGACCACTAAAGGAACTCAGTCAAAGCGAGTTCCTAAAGCAGCATACACACCTTCCGACGCTCGCAAGATTCTTGATCAAGAAATTGAGGCGATTAAGAAGAAGGTGGAAGCGGGGAAGAGAATCACCGTTGCGGAAAGGAACCAACTTCACCAGTTCGCAGCATCCGATGAGCAGGACATGGCGGAAACGCTATCCTCTCCCGCTAAAGTTGCCTCCATTACCGCACTATGCGGAGTCCTCGGAATCACGAGAGATACCTTCTACAAGTGGAGGAAGAAGTATCCGAAGACCATCCCCAGCAATGACACAAACGGAAACTACGATGTGGTGGCGTGGAGGGAGTTCGCGAAAAGAAACAACCTTAAGGGAGGGACTGAGGAAGAACTCAGCGAAGAGGAACAGGAAACTCTGGAGCAGTTAAAGAAGGAGGATCTTCGGATTAAAATTGAGGAGAGAAACTTCAAACTGGCAATCCTCAGACAGGACTTCATCGCACGGGAGGATATTCGAGAGGAGGTGACGCGACTGGTATCAGACGCGATCAAACTGCTACGAGATCGCTTCGAGAATGAGTTACCTCCTGTTTGTGCGGGGCTGGATGCCGTTCGTATCCGGAGGGAGAACGCGAACGCTATTGACGAAGTTTGCCATCAATTACGGGAGGGTGGTTCCGCAATGGGTCAGCCTCTCTTAGTGGAGGGAGATTAGAGGTATGGTTCCAGGGGCAAAAGAGTGGGGGCGTAGTGAGCAGCAATCCCTGAAAGATAAGTCCTCCATCATGGAGATGTGGAAGGACGCATGGAGTCCTCCCGACCGGAGGACTCCATGGGAATGGGCAGAAGAGCATGTCCTGGCAATCCCATATTCTCCGATCCCTTCACGGTTCAGGAGTGATAACTCTCCGTGGATTCGCAAACCGCTAGAAGCACTCGTAGATGTTAATGTTAGGAAGGTTCAGATCGTCGCAGGTATTCAGTCCTCGAAGACCTTCCTTTCTGAGATCGGGTCGTGCTACATCATCCGCAACATGCCTGGACCTATGCTCTGGCTGGATCAGAAAGATGAGGAGGCTCAGGATGAAATGGAGAACCGTCTCAAGCTACTCTGGGAGCACACTCCATCGGTGAAGGACCTCATGCCGTCCTCGACCGGCAAGAATCGCTATAAGAATAAGCGGAACCAGATCACGTTCCTGAACTCGATGACGGCATGGGTGCTTGGAGCGCACAATGCGAAGAACCTCCAGCGAAGAAGTATCAGATGGCTGATCGGGGATGAAACGTGGAGTTGGCCCTCTGGACACATGGCAGAGGCAGAGGCAAGGGTGACTGCTTTCGACTGGTTGGGTAAAGTGTTCTTCTCTTCTCAGGCCGGAGAGGAAGACGATGATACTGATCGCTCCTTTCGAGGGGGCACTCAGGAAGAGTGGAACTATGCTTGCCTGAATAAGAAGTGCGGCACGGTTCAGCCCTACCTCTGGGAGAACGTGGAGTGGAGTAAAGAGGCGAAGCGACCGGACGGGGGATACGACTATGAGAAGATCCGACTGACTGCGAGGATCGTGTGTTCCAACTGCGGACATGAGCACGACACTTCGCAGATCCGGACTCGCCGCCTCATGAACGATACGGAGCGGGGCGCGGACTTCGTTGTGATGAATCCGGACGCTCCGAGCAATTACCGATCCTTTCACTGGAACGGACTTTGCTCAACGCCTATCGGAACCCTGGCAGAGATCTATTTACGGGCGAAAGAAGCGGCAAAGCAGGGAGATCTCGAACCGTTGAAAATCTTCTATCAGAAGAGACTGGCGCTCCCGTGGAACGACAACTGCGAAGACTTCCGGATGGACATCGAGAAGTCCACCTACCTCGAAGGTGAGGAGTGGGATGAGGAGTGTATCATTACGAGGGGAGGGGTTCCAATCGCTAGACCCGTGGAACCGGACCTCGATGATTTCGATGATGAGAAGGATTACGAGGAAGCGATGGTCCTCTACCGGAAGTTAATGCGCGGACACTCACGGGGGCGGATGCTTCTCATTGACTGCCAACGTGACCACTTTTGGGTGACTGTTAGTTCCTTCACGGAGCGGGGTGATTCGAGATTGCTATGGTGCGGGGGTGGACGGGAAGATAAGATCTCGTGGGATCGTCACATCACTACATGGGAGGAACTGGATGCGCTTCAAGAGCACTGGGACATCGCTCCTCACCTTGTCGCGATTGACGCAGGACACGACACTTCGAGGGTTTACATCGAAGCATCCAAAAGAGGGTGGACATGTCTCATGGGAGATCGGAGATCCACCTTCTCTCACCGCATCAAACCGACTCGACAAGGCGACTTTATTAAGAAGGTGGATCGGTTCTATTCTCCGGTGAAGAGGGTCAACCTCGGAGGGGGATTAACGGCGCGATTGCACTACTACTCTAACCTTAACATAAAGGACATCCTCGCAAGAATCCGAACGAATCAAGATCCAGGGGAGGGAGTCACCTACGAGGTTCCGGATGATGTCCCAGATGAGTTCCTGAGACAGATGGATTCAGAGCAACGTGTAAAGAAGACGAACGGGACATCCGTGTGGGAGCAGGTCGGAGCAAGGCCGAACCACTTCTGGGACTGCGAGGCAATGGCTACCTCGATGAAGGTCATGATGAAGTTGATCGGTCGAGAGTCGCTTGCGGACAATAATCCGGATGAAGAAAAATCTTGATCTCTTCACAAGGTTTGCGCAAAGTTCGCGGATGGAAGATATACCAACACTGGATAAGTTATTTTCTTTGGGACTCTCTCCATTGACACGATGTCTGGAGAAATGGCAAACGTCCCAGATTTCACAATCGGATTCACTCAGGAGGAAGTGGAAGAGATCTTCACTGCTCAGAAGGCAGAATACTCGAAGGTTCTCGCCTCTTACTCTGAGTCGAACTCTCAGGTGATCAAAAGGAAGATCGAGGACATCAACCTGATCATCGCCGCATGTCAGAAGGCGCTCCGCACCTTTGATCCTGACACTTACGGAATCAAGTCGAACACTTCAATCTCGCGTGTGCCTACCACTCTTCAAAAATGAATCTCGCCACACGCTTAAAAAAGGCTGGAGGACTACTTTTCGGCTCCTCCTTTGAGTCCGCTAACTATTCAGAGAGACGCTCTCGCGTAGCGGGTTCAGCACCGACTGATTACAAGCATGAGTATCAGGGATGGACCCGACTCGAAACAGTGAAGAAGTCTCGCTATCTCACGAAGAACTCTGGACTACATCGAGAGCAGAGAGATCTAAATATCCTCTACGGAGTTGGAGCAGATGGACTTTGGCCGAAACCACGAGTCGAGTCGAGAGACTGGCAACGGGACGCGATGCAATACTTCAAAGAGTGGTCCGTCCGTGCGGACATCACTAACCGATTTTCCTTCACGGACATCCAGAGATTATGCTGCGGAGCAATCGACACGGATGGAGAGATTTTCGTCGTGAAGGTTCGCAATCGGATCACTGGCGAGTGCCGCCTCCAGCTTCTCGAAACCCACAGGGTTGGAAACTTCGCCCTGGACAAGAATCACGATTCCTATGTCGATGGAATCAAGGTGAATACCATCGGAGCGCCTACACACATCCGAGTTCGACAAGACGATGGATCTGGAAAGGATGTGCGCTTCCAGCATGTCCTCCACCTCTTCGATCCAGAGAGTCCGTCCGCGTATCGTCACGCTCCCTCTGGGACGCACGGACTACTCCATGGACTCGATGAGATCGAACTGCTCGCTCTGGAGAAACATGCGATGAAGGATAACGCTAACATTGTTCGAGTCCTAAAGACTCAGGCAGGAGAGTTAGAGGGTGATGGAGATTTCTCCGCTGGCGGATTAACTGATCTGGACGGACAATCCGATCCCAGAAAACTCTCCAACATCACGGGAGGGAGGACTGTCGCAATTTACCCTCACGAGTCCCTCGAAGCATACGAATCGAATCGACCATCCCCAACTTTCAACGGGTTCCTCGAACATCTGAGAAGGGATTCAAGTCTGGGACGCTCGCCCTATGAGTTCGCGGTAGATCCAACGGACGCTACAGGACCGGCAATCCGGCTGATCGTAGCAAAGGCTCAGAGGCGTTTCAAGCAGAGAACTAACATCCTCACAAACGGACTCGTAAGACCCACATGGTTCTACGTGATCGGAGATGCTATCAATGAGAGGATCATCCCTTCCATTAAAGGATGGAGCAATGTAGACGTTACCCCTCCACGAGACATCACGGTGGACTCAGGGAGAGAGAGCGAAGCAAATCGCAGGGACGTAGCATCCGGGTTAAAACTCCCTACCACCTCCTACGAGGAGCAGGGGGATGACTTTCTCGACTCCATGGAGAAGAGGGCCGAACTCATGAATGCGGTTGAGCAGATCGCAGAAGAGCGAGGAGTTGATCCTGAGAAGTTGTATGACTTCACCGTGAGTTCTGGAGCAGTCTCAGCAATGATCTCTTCGGCATCCGGTGGAGCGCCCTCTGGAGGTGACTCGAAAGCTAATGGCAAAGACGCCAAGAAAAAGAAGTAACCTAACACACACACTCGATGAGCGTTCAAGATGAGATTCGACCATACTGTAAAGTGTGCGAGAACCACCACCATACCGATGCCCCTTGCTTCGAGGATGACTGCCCGTTTTGTGGCGAGACTCACATCCTCGCTAAGCAATGTCCTCAACCGGAAGGGGGCGGAATCCTTCCAGACTCCGGATCGAGATCGGTCTATGAGACGGGAGCAGTCAGGGACGCATCTTCCGGCAAGGGTTGTCCTCACATGATCCCTCCTATCGCTCTGCGAAAGATGGCGGAGAGATTCGAGGCTGGAGCATTGAAGTATGCAAAGCACAACTGGATGAAGGGCATTCCGCTATCTCACTATCAGGACTCAGCGATGAGACATCTCATGCAGTGGAGCGAGGGAGATCAATCGGAGGATCACATGGGCGCGGCACTATGGAATCTCGCTTGCGCGGCATGGACCGAAGACGCCATAGAAAAAGACATCTTACCCAAAAGCCTCGATGATCTTCCCTACCGGACTTTTAGTGCTGACACTAAAACCTCCGATCCATGAGTTCCTGATTTTGACACCCCGAGTAGGTAGATGGACAATTCCACACTACTCAATTCAGAATGGGCTATCACGCCAGAGGCATATCAACGAATCGCCTCACTCGACCCCACGATGCTACGTGATCCAGTTCTGGATTTCGAGTGTGCAGAGGGAGCAAAGGCATCCCCTTACAAAGAGAAGTATGCAGAGTTCATGCGCCAGTTCGAGGAGACGATCTTTATCTCCGATGATGGTGTAGGGACTCTCGATGTTTCGGGACCGATTATGCCAAGTCCGGATGCGATTGATCGCTACTATTTCGATGCTGCGGACTCTGTTCGGATTGCCAGTTTGATTCGGGCCGCAACCGTCTCCAATAAGATCGAAAAACTCGTTTTGAACATCAATAGTCCCGGCGGTGCCATAGTTGGAACCCCTGAAATGGGCGCGGCTTTACGTGCATTCAATGAGTCCGGAAAGGAGTCCGTAGCGACCGGAAACATTCTCATCGCGAGTGCCGCTTATTGGCTTGCTAGTCAGGCTACCAGAATCGAAGTCTTCGAGAGCACTATGATCGGGAGTATTGGAGTTCTCCGTCCTCATGTAGATCTGAGCGAGGCGCGGGACAAGGCTGGCGTGAATGTCACTATCTATCGCAGTGGAAAGTATAAGGCCGCAGGTGCTTATAACACTTCCATGACTAAGGAGCAGGAAGAGGAACTCCAGCGAGGGCTTGATTCTATTCACGAGGACTTCAAGGCCGCAGTGAATCAATACAGAACCGTTTCCGATGAACACATGGAGGGGCAGATCTTCTATGGAAAGGATGCCGCTGAAATCGGAATCGCGGACTCTCTTACTGCCAGCCTTGCAGATGTCTATTCGAGGATCACTGGAGAGATCGAAAGGGCTTCTGTTAGTGATGAAGTTGACACAAAAAATAGGACAACTATGAGCAAAGACTCTGATACCCCAAAACAGGGAGCGCAAGATGACGGCACTCCGGATCTCGAATCCGTTAGCGCCGATCTCGAAACTGCGAACGAACGCATTGACGAACTGGAAGGAGAGAACTCTAACATCGCAACTGCGAATGAAGATCTCAACACTCAGGTCGAAACGCTCACTAGCGAGCGTGACTCTGCGAACGAACGCATCACCTCGCTCGAAACCGAACTCGCTGAGTCCGACTCGAAACTCGAAACCCTCGAAGCTGACTTCGATGAAAAGGTAGAAGCATCCGCTACGGAAAAAGCTACCGCTCTCGCAGAAGTCCTCTCTGAGAAAAGGGCCGCAGAAATCGCCGCTAAGAACGGAGGAACTGATCCTCTCGGAGTTAAGAGCGATGACGATTCGAGTGTCGATGAGATCAACGAATCCCAGACCCGACTTCTCAATGGAGAAGACCTCTGGAAGAAACACGCTGAGATCAAAGCAGAATCCGGCAACGCTGCCGCGACCGCCTTCTATCGGAAGTATATCCGATAATTTCACCCACCAACCCTAACACAACCCAAAACACAACCTAACTAATGGCTAATGTAACTGCCCCAGTAAATGTAGACCGACTGAGTGAACTCACTCTCGAAGTCCTCACTACGGTTGGTGTGCCGCTTAAAGCGTTTACCACCGACCTTACCAGTTCGGTTGCTCAACGTGGCGACGTCGTCTCGACTCGCTATGCAGACGTTCCTTCCACGAAGGACTTCTCCGTTGCCGCAAACCGAAGTCCCGATGATCGCGATCTCACGGAGATCAAAGTCACCCTCGATCAGTATCGTGGTGTTCCTCTCGGTTTTACCGATCTGGAGCGTTCCTATACTGACTTTGAGTTGATCCAATTTTGGATCGAACCTGCCGTCTCTGCGATTGTTGAGAACATCATCTCCGATGCTCTAACACTTGCAGACGCAACGAACGTCACTAACAGTAAGACTGTCACTGCCTCTGCTTTTGATGCAGATGAAGTTGCAGATCTCGCAGAAGGTCTTTCCACTCGGAAAGTGTCTCGCGCAGGACGCGCCATGATCGTTCCTCCTTCCTATATGGCGGGGCTCGTGAAAGACGCAAAGGTGACTTCCGCCTCCGATAACGTAGAGGGAAGACGCCCACTCCAAGAGAGTGCCGTTGCTCGCCTCCACGGATTCGACATCTACGAGTATAACGGGGCAATCCCCGCTAACTCTCGGAACATGACGGCGCTCGCGCTCCAGCCGCAAGCGATCTGTATTGCTGCCCGCCAAATCGCCGCTCCGCAAGATGGAACGTGGTATGGAAACGTCCAGACGATCACCGACCCTAACAGTGGTCTTTCGATCCAGATGCGCTCCTTCTACGATAACGTCGTGCAACGCTACGAGTTCTCCTCTCTTTGGGGAGTGAACACGGACCCGAATGCCGGAAGCAAGGCTACTGCGATTGTCTCTGCCTAACCGTAGAGGAACTAACCCGACAACCTAACCGATAAGAGCGGACGGTCACTCCGTCCGCTCTTCTCATTTACGCACTAACCGGATACCCTAACGGATAACAAGGGAACCATCATTATGGAAAAAACAAACATCGTAATCGGATTCAAGAAAGAGGATGACCCTAATCCTGACATCGTATTCTGCGGAGACGTTGACGGATGCAAAAAGGCATACCATGACGCGCTCCACGGAGACAAGTATCACTTCGTAGGAATGCTACGCAAACCAGTTTGGTTCAAGCGCGGAAAGCCTCCTCGTGTTCAAGCAGAGCGCGATGAGGCACATCGACAACTGGAGGACGAACTCGTTCGCCAGAAGAAGAATGAGGAGAATGCTAAAGGAGCATCTGACAAAGCCTCTCAGACCGTAAGTCAGATCGAGAAGCAACTGGACTCAAAGGGGGACACTCCAGCTAAGAAGTCAGTATCGAAGGTATCTAAACCTGCCTAACACTTTCGCATATCAGTGCGTGTGTGTAGCGCCCCTGTTCGCTGGACCTGAAATCCAGTTAGGACGGGGGCGCTTTTTTTGACACTGAGAGGTAGGTGATGCCGAACCTTATCCAGAGAGAACTAGCCGAAGACTCGAAGCAAATCGTAGCTGAGATCGGGCATACAGTTACGTGGCAGGAGACTGACTATCCGGCAATCGCTTCCGACCCTGATATTACCGCAGAACTCTCAGAGGGAGGGTTCATGCCAGAGGGTGACTTCCGGATCAAGATCCGGCGTGAAGAGTTCAATAACGGTGCTGGACCCTATCCGAAGATCAATGACCGGGTCACTTTCGATGGAGATGTTTACAGGGTCATTGCGGAGAGGAACAAGGGGCAGTCGGCATTCGTGATCTTAATGATCGAAACCTAACACACGCATGAATCACATTTCAGAACGAGCATTCAAAGAGTGGCTACTCACTGAGGGGCTGGCTATTCCGGTTCATACAGGGATTTTCGGAGAGGAGTTAGACGGCGATGAACAGTTGATCTCGTGCTACGTCGCGAACTCAGACCACGTAGCCGGAAGTCTCTATACGGGGAATCTTGAGATCATCCTCGCTACGCCTCCTCATTACGTCGAGGGCGATGATGCAGGCGCTTCCCTGTCCGCACACCTATCTGTCCTCACAACGCTCAGAGGGTTGATTGAGGACTTCGATCAAACCTCTCTGAAAACTGTCTTCGAGAACGAAACCACCTATCGGTTCGCTGGAGGTTTTCTGGAGGGTGAGGATGAGATGGTAGATGAGAACCGATGGGTATCCAAGATCAATTTTAAGTTCGGAGTCGATACCGCTGGAGTGGCGTAGTTGACACGTTCGATTAAGCATTATGGCGGCACACATTGGAGTAGAAACCACCTATGACCTCACTACACCTACGGGAGGTTACACACAAGAGGCAGAACGGGAACGCAATCGTGACATCGTGACTGTTCGCGATGAGAGCGGAACTACCGTCATTGCCCGTCCGAAGAAACTGATCACTGAAACTCAGTCGATTAAGGGCAAGGGGGACGCAAACCTCGCCGCAGTAACCGAAGGCGCTTTCACAGTAGGCGTAGTGAAGATCACTTCTGCCAAGCAGACGGAGAACAACGAAGACTTCCCCGACTTCGAGATCGAGGGAACTAAATACGAAAACGCATCCTAACACTTTATTATTATGTCTGTAAACCTAGATGACGTAGGAATCCAAAACTGGACCGCACCCGCTGGATCGGTTTGTGAATCGGTAGAGTATGAGAAGACTCTCGACACTGCGATGATCCCTGCTTGCGATTCCGGATTCGGAGCAAGCGGAGGGTTCGATCCTACTTTTGAATTTTCTATTAAGGGTAGAGGAGATCTACCCGCTGGATTCCTAGTCGGTTCCGATGGCGGAGCAAGTGGAACCATTGACGGAGTTAATGACGGGGCAGGAACCTCAGTCATTGAGTCCGTCAAAGAATCCGAGAAGAATGATGACTATAACGCATGGGAGATTTCGGGAACCTACTTTCCGTCCGTTCCATCCGCATAAACTTAGCACACTCCTCGCGCCTCTGATCTAAGCGTAATTCGAGGAGTTTTTTTAATCCCTACCACTCTGGGAGAAAGAGTGGAAATCACAACCAACACAACAATATCGCACACATGAAAGAAGGAACCATCGAGATCCTCCGAGACGACAAGTCTCCCTACCAATCCCCTAACACTCGCCTCGTTTCAGCCGCGAGAGCAGTCGGTTTCGACTGGGGAAGCAAAGCACCGTTCATGGACTCCTTCGAGGACAAGGGCAACGGTGACATTCAGCGCACTGTTACATGGTGCATGAATGGAGATCAGAAAGTCGAGTTCATCTGGGCTACTCGCGATGAGGAGGGAAACCTCACCGCACATGAAGAGAAGATCGACTTCACCACGTTCCGAGAAAGGTATATCGACCTCGAATGGTGTCGTGCTAATGCGGACCATCCAATCACCTATCTTCGAGGGGCGCATCGGCATCACACGAAGATGCTGAAAGCTATTCACGAACTTCCGAAGCACGAGGTTTTCAGGGGCAGGGGAACCCGCAAGGTTTCGATCCCAACGAACGCTGCCGATGAGGATCGGAAGAAGCTAATGGCTTTCCTGAAATAATTACTTTTCCCGATTAAGAAAAACTAACCTCACACGAAAATGGAATTACAAAACACATCAACTACACCACTTCGGGAAGTCCCGCAAGACCCCGATCAACTGGAGGCACTGGTAGACGGACCACGAGAGATCGAACTACTCAACGGGGCAAAGATCACTCTCCGACCATTCACCTTTGGTTCGGTTGCTCTGGCGAAACGACTGGGACTCGACATGTTTTCCGGCAAGAGCGAAGACGAAGCAAAAGACGATCTGGAGGATCTGGAGGATCAGGCAGGGGAAGACGATCTCTCCGATGAAGTCATGCAGGAACTCGCTACGTTCTTCTGGATGCAGACGCAACCCGTTCCCCATGTTCTCGGAGCAGTTCGAGATGGATCGTGGGAGGTGGAGGCAGAAGAGTTTGCTCACTACATCCCTCTCCACAAGATGAAGGAACTATTGCAGGAGACTAACAGAATCTCACAAATGGCCGCAGATGCCGCAGTGGACATCGTGCCGAAAGATTCCAGCACCGGAGAGGAAGACGCGCCAAAAAACTAATTGAGCCAACGTGGTGGGCAGGGCTTGTCTTCACGTTGGCGAAAGGCCGCATCACTAGAGATACTGAATATTTCATTCTATGGGAACTACCTCTCGCAAGAGCACTCGCATATCAGCATTGCGCGTTCCGGAGTAACGGACTCTGGACGGTTCCCGTGAGTGGTGCTCTGGAGGAATCTATCATGGATTCATCCAAGAGTATCAGAGCGAAAATCGAGGAAGAGGAGAACGAAGAGGTCTTTGGAGATGACTTCGATTCATAGGTATGTCGAGAACAGTTAGACTCACAAATGTAGAAAGATACAACAGGGCACTATTGTCTCTTGTCTCGAACGGCAATATGCAACTGGACAAGCAGATGCGCAAACAGGCGCGGCTGATCGTGCGGAACCTCTTGCGCACTACACCTCCCTCAGACGGGGGCAAGATGACTGGATCAAAGGCGCATCAAAGAGGTAAGAAAACCGTCAACGCTCAAATCCGAAGAGTGATCACTGGTATTGATCTTCGGAAAGCGAGAAAGAACAAAGAGGCAACCCTCGATCCCAGAGTGCTCGCTAGGCACCACAAGAGAGCGAGAAGAGAGGGCAGGATCGTCGGCAAGAGAAGGAAGGGTAAGAAGCTACTTGTTACCGCAAAGCCTGTTCTCGATAAGTATATCGAAGACAGGCAGAAGAAGGTGGGGGTTCTCGCCGCCGGATGGAATGCCGCCGCACAACAGTTCGGACTGGCATCTCGCTATTGGCCCTCATGGGTGAAGAGGCACAATCCTCCATCCTCCTCAGTCTTCAAGGTTAAGGATACTTCGATCCTGATCCGCATGTCGAACCGGGTTCGCTTCGCTGGAGCAGTTGGGATCATGCGAAAGTCTATCGACAGAGCGATGTATAGACAGGCGAGGAACACGGAGGATATCATGAAACACTGGAAGAAGAAAGCGATCAAGCAGGGATTCAAGGTTCGCTAGGATTGACATAGACGATTAAGCAATGGCAAAGAATAAACTCATCGCAGAGATGGTTTTGGAGTTCAGCAAGATGAAAGCCGGACTAAAGAAAGTCTCTCGAATGGTTAGCAACTTCTCCGCTAAGAGCGGAAGGGGAGGGGGCGCGTCCCTCGCTAAGTCGATGGGTAAGGGTCTACTGATTGCTGGAGGCGTGATCTCTGCCGCACTGGTAGCGGTTCTAGCCGCAGCAGCAGCACTCGCCGGAGCCGCAGCGGGTAAGATTATCGCGGACTCCGTGAAAGCCGCAGCAGAGAACGAGAGGTATCAGATGCGCTTTGAGATCCTCACTGGTTCCAGAGGAGCGGGCAATGCCGTTCTGGAGGATTTGCGCAAGGACGCGCTCCGGACTGGAGTGGCACTTTCGGACATGGCAGATAACGTCGGCAAGTTTATGGCTTTTGGTTTTGACGGATCAGAAGCGATGGAACTCAATAGAGGTATCCTCGATGTAGGTGGTGCGGTGGGACTCACGACTAGGGACATGAAGCTACTAGGTGTTGCCCTGTCACAGGTTAAGGCCAAAGGAGTTTCGTCAATGGAAGAGTTGAGGCAACAGATCGCGGAGAAGGGTATCCCTATCTTCGGAGCACTCGAAGAGCAACTGGGCGTGACCGGAGCACAACTATCTAAAATGATTCAGGAGAGCAAGGTTTCCGCCGATGTAGTCATGGACATTTTTAAAGGAGCAGGTAAGGGTGAAGGACCGTTCAAAAAGTTCGCTGGCGGTGCGGAGCGTATGGCGTCTACCTTTGAGGGACGGATCAATGTGATCAAGCAGAACTGGGCAGAGTTCCTCCGAGTCTTCGGGCAACCCGTCATGGCATCTCTCATGCCGGTCCTGATCGCTATTCAGGGTTTCACGGTAAAGCTGAGAACGAGCGCCTCTGATCTCGGAACGAAAGTTGCAGATATGTTTACCGGCATCATCGCCGCAATGACCGTCTTCGCGAAGATGGACTTCGAGTCGATTGGTATGCTCTTGAAGATGGGGCTGATCCTCGGACTCAAGGAAGCAGTGAACTTCATGTATAAGGGTTTCATGGGAGTGATGTTCGCTCTGGTTCAGCACACTAAGAACTGGGCAGCACTCATGAGTGTAGTCGTTCAGGAACTCATCAAACCGGACACTTGGAAAGCACTAGGCAATGTCCTCGCAGGAATCGCCTTTTCGTTTTTCAAGATCATGATGGAGAACCTCTCAAACTTTATAGCCATTCTCAAAGAGTCGAATGGAGCACTGGCTAAACTACTCGGAGATGCGGATGTGAGAGTAGAGGGTTTTGCGGACGCATCCGGAGAACTGGCAGAAGACGCATTCAACCGCGCGGACAGTTACGGAAATGCAGGGAAGGATAGGATCGCCGCTCAGATCTCTCAGAACATCTCTGACATGATGGCAGCATTCAAGCGAGGGTTCGGGGGAGAAGATGGACTGTTCGATACCTCTGGAGACAGGGCTGGATTCAAGCCCTTCGTGGATGAAATGAAGAAGACCTACGAGGCGCTCCGCAAGCAGAGAGAAGATGCCGTTGCGGAGGCGAACAAGAAAGGCGGAGCAGGGCGACAAGGCGGAGGTGGAGGCGTGAGTGCAGGAGGCTCTGGAGTGAACTCCAGACTGTCTCAAGCAATGAACTTGATCGCTGGGGAGAACCAGTTCGAGGCAGTGGCATCTGCCGCCGCAGCAACAAGGGATGCCGTCAAAGAAAACACCGAAGTAGCTAAACAAGTAGCGAAGAACACAAGGCCGAATAAAGCGAAACCTCAACCGGCACGAGTCCTACCCGCATCGAATGGTGTAGGTGACTTCTCGAACTTCGCCTAACAGACACACAAAGACTATGGCAGACGCACCATTCATGATGTCCGGTCAATCCGGAAAAAGAGAAGAGACGGGACTCGTATCGTGGACGGTCCCGTGGTATGTAGAGTCACTCGATGACATTTTCGCAGTGGGAGGAACCCCGCCTCTTGCGGGACTGATCGAGGTAGGCCGGAACTGGGGACAGATCGAGGGTGCTGGAGTTCAAGTGGATATTACCTATGAGGGTTACGTGGGAGATGACATCGAGTCTGAACCTGCTACTTACGACTGGGACGCATCTTTTCGAGAAGAGAAGCTGAACTTTCACCCTGACTGGCTTGCGATCAAAGACATCTACGGAGGTAGCTACGATCCTGAGACTGGGAAGATCGACTTTAAGGAAACGCTGAGTGACGCAAAGTCGAAACTCGCAGGAGGGGGAAGTCAGAAGAAGCAGAAGAACCCACTCCACGGACTCGATGACTTCCTTGTGTTTCACACCGTCTTCCGGAAGACTTACATCTCCGATAATGTTTCCAGTGCCTTGCTGACTAACATCGGCACAATCGTAGATGAACTTCCTAACGGTTTCTCGACCCCATCCGGACGGGACTGGCTAGTGATGCCGCCGAAGATCTCTCAGCGAGGAGAAGTGTATGAGATCACGGAGCAACTTTTACTCTCTCCTGCCGGTGGAGGTTGGCCTCCGGAAGTCTACAACCTGATTGAGTTTAGCTAAAATTCAGGATACACCCTGACATAACGACATGGTAGGAAAGACAATTCGATCTCTGCGAGCGAAGAAGGGTGAACCAATCCTTCCGAAGTGGAACGCGCTACTGGACTATATTGCCAGCACGAGAATCATCGTGGGGGACGGCATGAAGGTAGTGCAATCTCCCGATGGAACCCTCGTGACTGCGGAGATTCCCTTCCAGCCTTTCGCTCATCCATTCCGAGTTACCGTATCGGGAGGCAGAGCGTTCGTGAGAGAGGGCGAAGTGAATGGGGTGATTCCTTACATCGAAGACGTTCCGATCTCAGGGAGAGATGAGGAGGGCAAGAAAGTGGACTTCCCCAGTCTTGAGGTGGAGTTTCCGGATGCGCCATACTCCTACATCGCTCTCGTGGTGAACGTGGAGGGAAACGCCACTAACAAGTCAATACAGGACACTCCTGATTCAGTCAGGCTGGAGCACACGACAGAACTGGACCCGCTTCAATTCACCGGGGGTGGATCTGTAGACGTTCGAGGAGTCGGCATCCAGCCTCTCGCCAAGCTCTCGTGGGACATCGACGCTCAAAAATTCGAGAAGAGATTTCAGATCGTTCATCACAACCTGAATCACAGATACGTCGCCTCGAATCCTCTCGCTGGAATTTCTTCTCGACATTTCTTCTGGTCCGTATAATCGTTTCCGGAAAAGGAAGCGTCTACTTGCGACTTCATTTTTAACGTGCGAGTTTAACCTGACACAAAAAGAAGCGCGTATTTGTGTCACAAACGGACGGGGTGATTTGTGAAAGTATGCGAACGCATACTTTCAGAGATTGTATGCGAACGCATACCTTTGACTTCGATTCCTGAGTGTGCAAACACTCAATCCATCCGCAGGAATCCGGAGATCCCTTCCCGTCCGTCACGACAACTGGAATCAGTTAGTCGATGAGTTCAGGAAGAACCGTCCCCTGCATGTCCGCAAGAGCGAGGCGAGCAAGTGGCAGCACCCGTGGAAGGTGAGTGCTGAATGGGATGAGGGAGATCAGTCGTGGAAGTATTCAGTGAAAGCCGGATTCGTTAATGAGGATGAGGCAGTGATCACGATGGACTTCGAGGACATGCCTATCGCCGCTCAGCGTAGAGTAGGGGAAGACGGAGAGGCTGGGAGGCATAGAGTTCCCCTAACAGATGCCCCAAAAGTTCCGATCAATTTAGACCGGATGCGAATCGTCGGATCTGGAGCGGATGCGACCGGACTCTCGGAGGGGCAGGGAGAAATTACCTTCGAGAGTGTCCCTGCTTTCTTCCGGAATATCGGAGTAGGGGAAGCGCCGAAAGTAAGTGTCTCCGAGACTGGGAAAATCACCTTCGAGGTGAGTGGTCCCGAATCGGAAGAGGGAGAGGAACCTCGACTCATGAGAGCAGTGGAACTTGTCCTAACAAAAGAGCGAGTCACCCTAACTACGGACATTACGATCTCCAACGGGTTCGACGGAACTGGAGTCTCTTCCTACGATGTGATCTATTCTGATTACATCCCCAGAAAAAGACCCTACATTACAGCAAAGACTTCATTCATTCCCAGAGCGCAAGTGACGAATGCAGAGGCGCTGATCAGTGGGGACTGGCAGGACTCGCCCTTCGAGGACATCCATCTCGCGACGGTCTATCTTGTCTCACCGTTCGGGGCAAAGCCTACCGATCCTCCAGATCGAACGTGGGAGGCATACTGCCAGAATCACGTCTTCTGGAACCTCGCCTTTGAACACAATGGAATCAAGGTAACGGAGAACTCAGACCCGCTCCTGCTTCCGGTTGTGGGAGTGTTGGCTGGAGGTGCGGCATCCGGAAGCATCAACAATAAACTATCCGATCTGAATGACAGGATCAGAGCGATTGAGGAGTTCTATCAGAGCAGGAGAATTGAAGGAAGGTTCTGGACGCTATGAGTTTCATCTGCGATACCGCTAACGAGATGATCTCTTATCTCAAGAGGAGGACAAACAGTCAACCTCGCGAGAAGACGCAATACAGAGGCAGGG